AACTATTATCCAACACTATATTGTACTAAAGATGGATTTCCGTATAGAACATATATTAATGCATGGGATGCTGCAATTGGTCTAAATGTTAAACCAACTGATATTTGGGATTCTGTTAGAAATAACACATCGATTAACGGATATATATTTTATTACAGATCACATGCTCAGTCAATCCCAAAAGAATTGACTGTTGGTAGAAGTAGTTTTCTAAAATCTCCAGGAAAGGCAGATAAGCGTCCAATCAAAATGCGGGATATAGATACTGGTGAAGTTTTTCATTATGAATCTATACATGATGCATCTATTAAACTTAATAAACATTCTAGTCATATTTACCAAGCTATACCTAGATGGTCTTATCCAAGAATATTTCTTAAGAAATATCAGGTTGAATATGAAAATAATGAATTTCCTATTCTGACAAAAGATCAAATAAATAAAGCAAAATTACACGGAGCTCGAGATGTAATTGCCTATGATTTAATTAGTAAAAAATATTATTTATTTAAATCTGCAAAAGAGTTTATCAAAGAATTTAAATTAAGTAAAGCAAGCGTAACTAAAACGCTTGCTTTAAACAAATTGAAAATAATAGATAATTGGGTTTTTGCATATGGTACAATAACCGATATGCAACGGCTATCAGACTTTCTTATTGGGTCCAGCTAATATGAATAGTCTTTAATTAATAAAAAAGAAGCGATAAAAACACAAAATGAAGTTCGTTTTGTGTACAATGTTGAAGGACCAAATGAACCTTGTGCTTGTTTTAGATAACGAGACAGGTGACCAAATAGAAACTCTTGCACCACACAAGAATATGTATGATATTAATCACCCAAGAGCATTATCTAATAGTGCATCATTACCAAAACCAGTAGTATCGACTATTAGCAACTGGATTCACTATAAGGAGTTTGATGATATGGATAATCAGAAGAAGCAATGGCTAGAAGCATTAGCTGAAAGGTAAAGATTAAATGTATAATGCAGCAGTGGATTTTGACGCCATAATTTATGGTGAGTCACATCCTAATGTGGTAAATTATCTACGTAATCAGTTTAATAATTTAAGCCCTACACTGACTGCTCCTGCTAGAGAATTTATGCAAAAAGGAGCTCAGCTTTTTGAGAGAGCTTATAGTTCTGATGCAATGAATTATGCAAGAAGTGTATTGCAAAGGGTAATGAATAGTACTGAAGTAAGAAACGATACTATTACTGGTCTGTATAATTTATCTGCATTACAAAATGCAGGTTTAGTAATGCAAAGATGGATTATGGCTAATCCAGTGATTAGAGAGATGTATGTATCACAAAAATGTGATGGTTACTGTTCTACTTATTTTGATAATGAGCCAAATAAAATTGGCGATGATCATTATGATTATAGAAGAGTAATGGACACTGTGATGCAAGATCATGAGGACGGATGGGTGATAAAAGAGTATCTTGATGAATTAAAAGAAGGTGACAGAGATTTAATATTCTCTGAGAAAGTAGACATATTAAAAACATGGACTGCTTTGGAATTATGTTTAAGTATTGCACAAGACGACCCCACTAATAAAGATGGTGGGAAACTGTAATTGAAAATCAATAGTGTTCACCTAAAAATGAACACTATTGTATTTTTGCTTTATATTTTTAAAAAATGAAATCATACACTAACCATTTATTAGCTGCAGTTGCTATGAATCCTTTTTACGCATCAATGTTTAAAATAAAAGAGCATAAAGAAAAAATAATAGATTTAGAAAAACAATCTAAAGCTATAGAAAAGCGTGAACGTAGAGCTTTAAAACAAATCAAATTAAATTTAAAGGAAAAATAAATGGCAAGTAACACTGATGTACCTACAATGTCTACATCTGGGTATGTTAAAGATGTAGATACCAAGTTTGATTTTCTTATGAGTGATTTCTTTTTGTCTGATTATAATCAGACATTTATGTATCCTGGATATGTCACTAGTTTACCTCACATATTACAAAATAATGGCAATGATATTGCAGGTGCAATAAACTCTATAAAAAATAAACTAACAGAATACCTAAATAGATATTTTGTATATGCAGAAGTAAAAGTAGTAGATGCTACTGAAGTAGAGAATTCATCTACTACGAAATTAAATATTACAGTAAAAATAAATGATAATGGAACTAATTATTCTTATATAAGAATGCTGCAGTATTCAGGCAGCAAAATTGAAAATATTACAAAAATAAATAATTTTGGTGCCTAGTATGAATTAGGAGTATGAAAAATGGAAAAAGATAGTTTATTAGAGATGAGAGAAAATGAATATAACAATAGACTGGCTCAATTAAAAAAAGGTTTTACTGAGTTAGACAGAGTAAATGTAAGAACAATACCAGAAAATATATTTGTTGCTTATTTTCTACCTCTTTTTTGTGGTGAAGAGACTGTGCATAGCAGAGATGAATTGATATCTTATTGGTTTACTATTGCTGGTAATAACTACAGTCCAGTAAATGTAGTTGATAGTAGAGGTAATTTTATTATACAAGTGCCTCCATTACATAATAGAAATATCACAATACCTATTACAAATAAAAAAACTGATATAGATTATGTATTTAAAGAAGCTAGAGAAAAATCTACTCTTTCACCTAAATTAGGTGAAAACATAATCAATAGTTCATTAAAGGATATTTTTGATCAATTGATCAAAAATGATAGTGGTGATATAGGCAAGCAATGGGTTACTTTGTTTGAGCATTATGGGAAATTAAAACCTGTTCCTGTAGAAGTTAATAATCAGGATACAGAAGATGAATTTGATTACTAAAGAGTTAAATATATTATCTATATCAGATATACATTTAGGTCATCCAAAAAATAAAACACAATTCATTATAGAAAATCTTAATAAGTTTTTAAATAATGATAAAGCATTATGTAATTGTGATATACTCTTTATTGTAGGTGATTTCTTCGATAATCTATTATCATTACCTAGTGATGATACCAGACCAATTGATATTTGGATTGCATCTCTTATAAAGAGATGTATAAAATATGATGTCATTTTAAGAGTATTAGAAGGTACTCCTAGTCATGATAGACAGCAGTCTCAAAGATTTGTAATTAATAATGATATTATTAATACAGTGTATCACAAGTGTGCTGACTTAAAGTTTGTAAATACACTTAGTATTGAATACTTAGAAAAGTATGATATTAATATACTGTATATTCCTGATGAATGGAATCACAGTGTAGATACTACTTTTGATCAGGTCAGGGAAACATTAATATCTAAGAATTTAGAGTATGTAGATATTGCAATTATGCATGGTATATTTGATTATCAGATGGGCGATATTATTCCTGCTCATTTAAAACATGATTCAAATAAATACTTGTCTATTGTAAAAGGGTTAATTTTTATTGGGCATATTCATAAACCTAGTCAATTTGGTAGAATCTTTGCACAGGGCAGTTTTGATAGATTAGCACATGGTGAAGAAGAAGCTAAAGGATATTTATCAGCTACTCTTTATGATGATTATACTTATAAAGTAAAATTTATAGAAAATACATCTGCTAGAAAATATATTACAATCAATTGTACTAGTTTAGACATTGATGTTAATTTAAACAAAATTGAAAAAATAGTATCTAAGTTATTACCTAATAGTAATGTTAGAATAAGTGCTATTGCAGATAATCCAATTATAAGTAATCAGGATGTATTTAAAAGAAGATGGCCAGATATTAATTGGAGTGTACATTTAAAAGACAGAGAGAGAAAACAAGAGGCTATGATTTACGATAATGTTTCTAAATTTGAAGTAATTATACTAAATAAAGAAACAATACCTAAATTGCTATTACAAAAATTACAAGACACTCAAGTGCCACAAAATATAATAGATGTCTCTAAAGCTTATTTGGATGAGGTAATATGAGTAAATCGTTAGATGCGTTAAATGATAGGACAATGAGCTCGTATCCATTGTCTATAGGTACAGCTCTTGCATTAGAATCTATTGCAATAGGACCTAATCCTGTTTACGACCCAGATAGAATAATTCCTAATAAAGTAGATTTAAACAAGTACGATGAAGTATGGATATGTTTATTTACTCTATTTAGAAATATATTTAATTCATTAAGTAAAGAACAAGCTGCATTAGTAATGCCTATAGACATTGCACAAGTAATGCAAGATGAAGCTAATATTATCGAGTCATTAATAAATGATATTACTCGTGGAAAATGTAATGTAGTGTATTATGCAAGTGATTATTCTGGTCTAGAAAAAGTCTACCCAAAGGCACGTTTAAGATCAGATACTACACCAAAACAAATCATCTATACAGAGATGATGGTATCTTCAACAAAAGCTTTTTATTTGAAGCATGGTAATAGAGAAAAGTATAAACATTTTAAATTACATCTAGAAGTAAAAGAGAGAGAAAATGTATTGATATTTACAAATTATGCTCATGACTTATTGTCGCATAAACATTTTCAATCTCTTGAATTACTTGAGTCCCATACTGGATTAATTAAAGGCAGATCTCTTTGGTACACCAAATACCAAGATGGTAAAAATCTAATGAGAATACCTTTTAATAAAGTGTTTTTACAAATATTTGGAGATAGTCATACTTTCTTTGCTTGGCCAAAACCTGCTAGAGATGATATAATATCTCTTAGTGAAAAGTATAAATGGACACAGCAAACTACAAAGGAGAGAATCTTATTTAGTTTAAATACAATCAATGATGCATACCTTTCTTCTATTGTAAAGAGTATGTTTTAGTTAAAAAATATTAGTGTTATATATAGTTTGTACACTACTAATCTATCAAAATTTCATTCAAGTTTTTAAAAGGAGCTATGATCATGGCTGATCAAGATGGTGTTGAGAAAACAAAAAAGCATGCTTTAAATCATTCTAAATTAGGATTTAGTGCACAGTGCCCAAATGTACCTAACAAACGTAGTTTTATACGTTGGGACTTTTGGATGAACAATCCACGTTTAACGGTACACACAAATGATCCTGCTGATCAAGAAAAAGATTATGGAAAAATTACCGCGCCTATGGATACACCAACAGCGTATGCGTTCCTTGAACTTCTTAAAAAATGTATCGACTCTCCAAAAGAAATCAAATATAAGATTGAAAACTTTAGTGCAAAATTTAAAAAGGATAAGCAAGGCCCAATGGAGACGGTGCATAACAGTGATCTTTGGGTAGGAAAAGATAAAGAAGGTGTAGTGTTTATTTCCTTAATTTCAAAGAAACACGATATGGCAATTGTGAGATTTGACTACGGTCCACCAGATAGCAGATTTCATAGATTCATTCATGGAGACGGTACAATGGTATCTAAAGAAGAACTATCCGTTTTATATGCCAAAGGCCATTACGAGCAAATGAAAAATATGCTAAGTGATATTGCAGTTACACAATACACTGAAGTAAAACCATGGAAGCCAGGAGAAAATACTGGGTATAGTAACAATTATAAGGAAGACTATTCAAAGGGGAATAGTGAAAAAGTTAAAGAAACAACAGAAGAGCAATTTGAAGATTTTCCATTTTAAAAGAAAATAATAATAATTACAATTTCTAAATCAATCAAGTTATACCAATGAATGTATAACTTGATTGATAGAAATCTGTGATTAAATTTTATTTTAACCACATATTACATTATAGTAGAATATGTTTGTCTTGTATAAAAGGAGATTTTTCAATTATGCGTTTAGAGCTAGATGAAAGTAATACAGAAAGTAAGATGACAATAATTAATGTCATTAGAAACGATCAATGTATTCCATGGGATATTGGCGGTACATTTGATAAGAAAGTATTAGTATTACCTAATGTATTTAAAGACATTAACAATTATCTTAAATCGTTGCCATCCACAACAAAAGAAAAAATATTTTCTACATATACAAAAATAAAGATTGTAATTGATACTGTATTTGAAACTAGTTCTCTTATAAGAGAACTCCAACCGTTAGTAAAAGAGTTATATGACAACATTTCACTTATTGATGTCGGTAACTGGTTATCATTTCATTCTGATATTATATTTCCAACAAAGCTCGATGATGTATATACTGTATCAGATGAAAAGCCTGGTTCTAGAGAGAAAACTTATTTAAAATCCGATTATATAGAATTAGTCTCAATGACATTATCATTGAGACTAATGGTGCCTATTTGGGGTGAATTTATTAATTGTACTAAGCGAGATACTGGTACGATTTTTAAAGAGTTTTATGCATTTCAGATTCTCTCTTATTCAAACATTGCTAATTGCAATGCAATGCAAAAACTAAAAGTGTATGTAATTGAGAACATACAAGAAGACAAACCTATAATGTCTAGCATTATTAATGGAATAAGTAGTGAACATTTTCCGATTTGGCTACTAAGTAAAGTAGTACTTAATAGATTATGTATTGGTGATATAAGTGGAACAAGCGCTAATTCTACACTAATCACAAACATATGGAATTTTGTTAATCATAAGACAAATAACACTCAAGGCGGATCTTCTTTTTCTTCTATGGTGAAAGAAAAAGAATTTGAGTCAGGAGATCAAAATAATGAACATAATGCCTCTCGACTAGAAGGGTATAAAATCAAAACAGAATTGCCAGTAGGCGATACTGTTATGTTAGAGCATTTTATTGAAAATCCTTATAAGTGTGCTATTAAATTAATGCCACAACTCGATCTTAGTTTATTAGAGAGTTTCTTAAGTACAAATGCTCAATTGGAGCATGAGAGACTCTATGAGTGTCAAGTAACTCTTGCTAAATATATATTTAAACCTATATTTCCACCAAAAGCTGTCTCTCATCTCAATAAGAGAAATGTGATAAATATCATCTCAGTAGCTCAAGCTGTAATGTGGCAAAGAGACCATAAAATTTTAGCTGCATTAATGAGTGCTATAGCTACAGATAACAACGATAGATTAATGCTAAGTGGTATAGATTCAAGATCAAGAATTCCAAAAGAGTTGGTGGAAGAGTTAGCTAGTTTTTTCCCATTTAATAAGGTATCTGTTAAAAGAAGTAAAGGTAAAATTAATAATGCAATAATTGATGCTATTGATGAACTTACAATTATGTTTGGTCAAAGAGATTGGATACTTACAATAGAGGATAATTTGATTTGTCAATTACAATTAAAGCAAAAAGATATTCAAAATGATTACATTAATAGACGTTATAGTTGCCCTAGTGATATAAAAATATTATTAGCAAAATTAATCATTGAACAAGCAAAATTAGCAAAAGGAGTTATACAAATATGAATTTCGATTTAACTAACCTAAATATGTCAGTTGGACCTAATCCTAGTATTTATGGTACTAAAAATTTAAGGATAAGAAAATTTATTGTACAAGAAACTGGTACTTATAATCAGCAATGGAAGAGACCTTTTTCTTCCAATATGGACAGTAGAACTTATCAGTCTATTGTAGATAGGGCTGTTAGTTCAAAGAAAGTTACACCTGGGATTATGTCAGGTCTAGCAAACCAGTTTATGCAACAATCAGCCACACCTGAGAGGCATATCGTTATACCAAACGGATGGAGTGAGAGAAGGTTAAGATTTTTTCTAGAGATAGAAATAGTAAAGCAAATGGGTGCAGTTAGTACAGAATACGTTTATGGGTATAGTGATTATTTTGGATTATCGAATAGCAGCTACATTGATCCAGAAATGACATTTACTATTAATGGTATTAATAGAGCTAGAAACATGGTGAGAAAAACAGCACTAGGTAATCAATTGATACAAAATAGTATTGACTCTACACAGCTTATTGTAGCAGAAAATTATGGTGGTGTAAGACATTCAGGTGGACAGTACATGATGCGACCTGAAGATATTTACACACATATGGACACTGCCGATATCATGAGAGAGGATGATATTAAAGATGTATTTGATACATCTTTAAACCTCACTAATATTCCTATTAAGTCAAACAGAGCAAACAATATTGCTCCAGTGTATGTAGCTAACATGATTGACTCTTACATTACCAGTTCAGACCCACTGAACCCTAATGGTAGTCAAGATAAAGAGAGTATGATACAAAATGCATCTAGTTATTTACAAAGCGCAGTAGCTACAGAAGACGACTTTTTATCTGCACTTAGAAAAAATAATTATACTACACCAAACACATTTACATATAACGATTTACTTAGATTAGATCCAAATGTAAAAAATGTTACTGCAGTATTAAATGTGGATAATGTAAGAAGAAGTACACTGCACCAAACCGGTCTTACGGAAGATTGGGCTACTACCACATACGAGACAGTTATAGCATCGACAATAAGCCAAGCATTGCCTGGTTATATGGTAGAATTCTGTATTAACAATATTAAAATATTTGCTACTAACAGAGACATATCTGGTAAAATTAATCTTAATGTCATTGAAGTAAAGTCTTTAATGCAAGGTGTCGATATTACTACTTATATAGAGAGACTATGCACTAAAATAGAGAGTGAATTACTGCAAGATATAAGTTATAATAACCAAATGGATTTTGCTTTAGAAATAAGCTGTGATTTATTTGGAGAAACATATGTTAATGTATCCATTAACAATGGTCCATTTATTCTATATTCAGTACCATCTTTTTGTGATTCATTAATGTCTCCAATTATAACTAACAATTATAATACATGTATTAATTTAGCTGCAGACTTTAAAAATATATTGGACACAGTAGTAGACAATAGAGGATCAGCTACATTTTTACAACAAGAACCTGCGATATATCCAAGTGGATTTCCTAGCAATAATTCATCTAATTTAATTTTAAACTGGTAAACAAAAATGAATCTAAATGATTTTTATAAAAGCATTATCTCTGCTGGGGACTTAAAAGCAGACGATAAAGGTTTTGTCAGTGCATGCATAGAAGATCAATCTGTGCCTTTTATCGTAAATGAAAAACAAGTAGTGCTGCCTCTGAATGAACAACTCAGAAGTACTGACTGGAGTAAGAGAATTGTTTTTCACCCTATGGCAGAAGCTGCTCAGCACAGCGAATCTGTTATTATGCAAAAATTCAGGAGAGCTATCAACATTAAGCTTAACCGTACAGTAAGCGCATTGATGACTGATCTACTTGGGTTAGCTATTAGTGTAGATGTACATAAAAATCTATCACCAGATCAAGCAAATATTCTAACTATACTTAAGAATGCTGATAATAAAACATTATCAAATTTCCGTAGTATAATTAAAAATATGGGCATAGATCCTAGCAATAGTAAGAGTATTGTACATTTGTATTTAAAACGAGCAGGCAGTGTTTTAGGTATTAATTATACTCGTGTTTGTATAGTTAACTTTCCTTTATTTGAAGAATTAGTTAAGAAGGATAAAACTGTATACGGTGTACAGATTAGAAATATAGATAGAGAAATCTATATTGAACTTCTTAAGAAATTATTTCCACAGATTGAAGAACAAGAGAGTTATTGTAAAGGCAGTAATAGCGATATTGCTCCGTTCTTAGAATGTTTAATGAGATCAGTGTTTAAACTAATTGATTGCATTAACGCAGTTATTGAAAATTATAAAGGATTTACTGAACTCTCTACTGATTTAATGTATGATACTAGTTGGGCAGAACAACTCGATAACATGACTCAGTTCTTAAAAGAGCTCAGGACAATTCCAATGCAAGAAGGTAATGAAGGAAGTAACCCCTCTGTACCAGTAAAACCTGTGGCATTGCCAACTGTATATGGTAATGCAAGTGGCTATAGCCCTCAAGCACCACAAATGCCTGCAGCGCCTGAGAGAAAGATTACTGCCTCTGGTGGACTAGACTTCAATTCTCTAATGCAGCAACCAATGCATCAGCCCCCACCTATGTACCAGCAGCAGCCTATGTATCCACAACAGCAGCCAATGTATCCACAGCAACCTATGTACCAGCAGCAGCCTATGTATCCACAACAGCAGCCAATGTACCAGCAACCTATGTATCAAAGCCAGCCTATGTACCCACAACAGCAACCTATGTCACCCGGTGCACTAAGAAGTTCTCTAAATGCACCACCAGCACAGCCAATTGGTAATATGGGAAATAATCAGTTTATTGGACAAAACCAGCCAATAGGTTTTTAGTTTAACGGCATAATAGGTACTTTCTTAATGAAAGTACCTATTATATCTTTTTGTCAAATAGACATTACACCTGTAGACATATGCGATGATCTTATCTTTTCAATATCAGTTGAATCTACTAATAGTAATTTTGTAATACCTGGTTTAAACTCAAACGTACTATACATATTGTTTAGTCTCATTGTAATCCAGTGATATTTTGCTGGTATCTTAATTTCATTAAGATAACCAAATAGATCATTTAAATATACTGATGTTTTTTTTGATTCTATATCTAATACACGAGTGTTAGAACTGTTTCTAAGATAGAGTATATGCGATTCTAAAACATCCATAAATTCTTTATTGTAAAAAATATCTTCGCCAGCCTCAATAGAGATATTATTTATATCCATGTGTATACCTTTTTTAAATTCAAAATTCATTGACCACATATTACATTAGTAGAATATAATTCTATCAGATCATTAGTTTATCAATTAACTTATAAAAGGGGTATTTGTGAATCAGTTACTAAATCCTAAAATTGAAGAAAATCAATTACATCCTGAATTATTAAATATCTGTAATTTTAACCCATTGTTACAACACGATTCATCACAGCGTGTTTACATGACAAGTAACCACTTGGGTCAGATGCTAGTAGTAAAAGGAGCTACACAAAGGAAACTACAAACAGGCTCAGAGAGAGAATATGGTAAATACACTTTTAATGTAAAGATGCCATGCGATGGTGAGATATTAGCGATTATACCTAGGTATAATACTACACTAGATATTGATAGTATTAGATCTAATCCACATACAGTTGTAGTATACGAAGATATACAGACAAGAGAAGCAGGTGTTATTAATCTTAATAACTATTGCTCTAACCATCAGTATTTTGGTTTTCCGTATATACAAAAAGATGGGTATACTCAGTTAAGAGTAGGCTCTACTATTGCAAAAGATACAGTATTTTTAGATTCACCAAACATTGATTCAGATGGTGGATATAAATACGGTGTAGAACTTAATATGGCATTAATGACACATCCAGCATCTAGCGAGGATGGTATTCTTATTGGTAAAAGTGCATTAAAGAAATTATGCTTTAATACATACGACGTACGTGTAGTTGAATGGGGTAGTAAGAAATTTGCATTAAATCTATACGGTGATGAGAATAATTATAAATCGTTTCCTGATATTGGTGACTATATCAGAGAAGATGGTTTATTAATGGCTTTAAGAAGCTATGAGCCAGGTTTATTAGCGCCTGTTGAGCAAAGTATAACGGATACAATGAATGTAGATTTTGATTTTGACACTACTGTTTATGCAAATGGTCCAGGTGGCAGAATCATAGATATTAAGATACATCATGACATTGGTAAGAATTCAATGTATGATCCTCTTATGGATAAACAAGCAAAAAAGTATGATGATTCTAGAAGAATTTATTATGCTAAGATAGTAGAGATTTGGAGTAAGTTATATAAACTCAGAGGCGAGAGTTTAAAGATAACTCCAGAATTTCAAAGATTAGTAGTAGAAGCTTTATCTGTAGTAAATGAAGGTGGTACAACACGTACTACAAAGCTATATAGAAAAGCGCCACTAGATGAATACAGATTAGAATTCGTAATAGAGTATACTGTAAAACCTGGAATTGGTTACAAATTGTCAGATTTACATGGTGCCGACTTAGGCAAATAAAAAAATATATCAGTACTACATAATATGTAACTAACAATAAAGATATGTATTATGTATAAAAAAGTACCTGGTAATAATGAATTTAAGATTTCTTTAAGTGGTAAAATAGTAAATAACGATGATACAGAATGCACTCTGGAAATCGTAAATGGTAAAGTGAATATTGAAATGTGGGGTGTAACTAGACAGTTGGATACTGAATGGTTAGGGCTAATTGCACATTTTGAATTAGATCAATTGCATGAAAAATTTAGAGATAAAATATTCAATATAAAATTTGAAGATAAAGAAGCTAAAAATTTCAGCACATTATCTTGGAAAGTGATGATTATCTATCCATCTATATATTTTAAAAGTACAGGAATAGATTTAAAAATATATGAGTTTAGAATAATACCAGGATTTGTAAGATACGGTATTAATAAATACGGCGATATATTTGATACACAAACACTTGGGTTAGTTTATATTCCAAATAGATCAAAAAGTATATCGTATTTAACTACAGAAATGTATGACCCAGATACTAATTCAAATAGATCTACATTAGTACACAGATTAGTAGCATTAGCCTGGGTACCTAATAGAGATTATGTAGCTAAACCAATAGTAAATCACAAAGACGGTAATAAAAAGAATTGTTATTATAAAAACTTAGAATGGTGTACATATAAACATAATTCTTTACATGCTGCCAGAACTGGTTTACGCGAGGATAATATTCGTTGTAAAATTAGAAATGCTTACACAAAAGAAATAACTGAATTCATGACAATTAGAGAAGCTTGTGAATTTATGAAAATAGATGTTACAACTAAACTATTCAATATGAAATTCAAAACAAAGCATAAACTAGTAGCTGGTAAATTTGAAGTTAAAGATATAACTGATGATACACCATGGTTTTATGAAAACCATGAATTAGGTACAAAATCAGGAAGATACAATATTACTGTCACTTATCCAGATGGTAAAGAAGAGTTGCATCCTAATCTAAAAACCTTTAAGAAAACTTTTGGTATATGGAATGTTTCTAATATAAATGATCATATTGATCGTTTTAAATCATTATATCCAGGTCATCAAATCGATATTAAAGATAATTATGTATTAGGCCCCATCCAAGCTTATAATGTAATTACTGGTGAAATATTTGAAGCTGACGGTATTAGACAAATGGCTAAAATTATTAATGTTAATTTTAGTTTTATACATAATACAATTAAACGAGGTGAAACTCGTGTATGTCAAGGCTATGCTTTCAGATATAAAACAGATACTCCATGGAATACTAATTTTACCACATACGAGAGTAGTGCGAAGTGCATTTCCGCTACTCACCAAGAAACAAATAAAGTAATAATATTTAAATCTCTCAGAGAAGCTGCAAAGCATTTTAATACTGACAGATCAAGAATAAAATTACTTATAAGAAATAAAACACCTTATCGTTTCTGGATTTTTAAAGAAATTGAAAATTAATTGTTTTATTTATAAGTTGTAGCCACTTTAATCAGTAATGGTTAAAGTATTCTTCCTGAATTGCTGGAAACTCTTGTTAGACTAATATACTACAATAATCACGAAAGTAGATTATGAATTGTTTGAAAAATATTAGGTAGAGACAATCAGCAGCTAAGCTCCTAAGGTATTAAATTTACTATGGAGAAAGTTCAACGACTAAGGTGTAATGAACCTGTACTTGCTAAGTAGCGAGGAAGTGGGAAGCATCCTAACATGTAAAGATGAGGATGAAGATATAGTCTGTTCTATATGGAGACATATAGCAGTTCATAAGAGAACGTACTAATACTCACGACATTAGTAGAACATAAAGGGAAAAGGCGTTATCTGTCAAGTGGTAGACGATGAATGTCTACCTGTAGATGAACAAGGTAACAGAGCTGATATTGTAATGGATCCAAATTCTACAATATCGCGCATGAATTTAGGTAGAGTCTACGAAATGTATTTCAATGCATCAAGTAGAGATACTCATAAATTAATTTGTAACAGTTTAGGTATTAAACCGTTTGAGAAAGAAGTTGTAGCATACAACAATCTTATTAAAATGGATCCTAGTTTAGTAGAAAATAGTTTTAACTTACTATTAAACTTTTACAAAATAATATCGCCTGAAATGTATGGATGGTTTGTTAATAAAGACATAAATGAGACTTACGCTCAAACACTCTCAGAAATTGTAAATAAAGGCATATGCTTATATATGCCTACAGATAATCAACCTGAGTCTGCAGATGCAGTAAAACAAATTGAAAATAGCGTATACCGTCCAGTGTACGGACCAGTGTCATACATAGGCAATTCTGGCAATAGAGTAGTGACTAAAAACAATGTAAGAATTGCTTCAATGTATTTTATTCTATTAGAGAAAATTGGAGATGATTGGTCTAGTGTATCTTCATGTAAACTATCACATTTTGGTGTACTGAGTCAACTCACTAAAGGTGATAAATTTTCTAAGCCAGTTAGAAATCAAGCTGTTAGAGGTGCAGGTGAAGCTGAGGTAAGAATCTTTTCTTCTTATGTAGGAGAGAAATTTACTACAGAGATGATGGATAGGAATAATAATCCTAAAACACATAAAGAAATTATCAAAAGAATTGTATCTAGCGATACACCTAGTAATATTGATAAATTAATTGATCGCACTAAAATACCTTATGGTGGATCTAAGCCAATCGCACTTATGAAACATCTTGCCAGCGTAGGCGGTTTTGAGTTTAGATATAAGAAGTATGAATGTGATTGGGAGTGATTTAAAGGTACCTAGGTACCTTTAAATCAATAGCACCAATACCTAGCTATATATAGTCATATATAATTCAATGTAGACTGTTTAAAAAGGAAAACAATGTTAAAAATAAATGCTAGAAAATTTCTTAATTTTACTACAGAAGAATTATGGAATAATCTCTCTGGTGAATTTATTGTACTTTTTCAAGATGGAGAAATAAAGACTAATTATAAGGAAATTGTGTATTCTAGTTATGCTTGGGATTATCATAGAAAATATAATAATACTCCATTACTAATTAAGCATCATGTAAAGAGTGTTATAAAAGATAAAAGACTATCTAGTAATACACATCTTGATTTAATTGGAGCATGTCTTTGGTCTGTGTATGATCAATATAAATCTAGTGTAAATGATAGAATTGCATTACTTGATGATTTAGCAAAACAAGCTTATGAAATTGTGAATTATCTCTATAATGATCTAACCTATAGATTAGAGAGCTATGTAACTTCAATTGACATTTTAGACTTTCTTGAGGTAACAAATCATCCTAAGATAGTTAAATCTATGCAAGATTTAACTGCTGATCAAGATAGTATTGGAATATGCTATAATGAAATATTATCAGTCATTAATAATCCTAATGAATTAGAAGATAATGCACTAGCAAAAACTGTAAGATCAAGAATTGTAAATACTAATCAAGTACTTCAATGTGTAGGTCCTCGTGGGTATATTACTGATATTGATTCTCATCAATTTATGAAAAAGCCTATCATTAGAGGATATGTGCACGGAATTAGATCTTTATACGACAGTATGATAGAATCTAGATCAGCATCAAAGGCATTAGCATATTCTCAAGAGACACTACAAAGTAGTGAATACTTTTCACGTCGCCAGCAACTAGTGTGTCAAAACTTAAAAAATCTCCATATGGGAGATTGTGGTAGTGATCAATACCTAACATGGACTGTTAGGGATGCTAAATATGAAGGTGTTACAAAAATAAGAGATTGTGATTTATTTACAATCGATGGTAAGTATTACCTAGATGAAGAAACTAACACATTAAAGATTGTGCATGTAAATGATAAGCATCTAATCAATAAGACTATTAAACTTAGATCTATTGTAGCTGGATGTAAACATCCAGATCCATATGGGGTATGTGAGGTGTGTTATGGTGAGACAGCTTTAGCAATACCTGCTAAAACTAATTTGGGTCATGCTGCTTGTGTATCACTAACTGAGAAAATATCTCAAACAGTATTATCTACTAAGCATTTGGATACTACTGCAGTGATTGAGGGTATTGTACTCAAGCCTCATGATAAAAAATATTTAAGTGCTCCAGTTAATGGAAATATTTATTATCTTAATAAAGAATTACATAATAAAAATGTACACTTACAATTTAGCTCAGATTCTGCAATGCGTCTTACTGATATTAATATAGTAGACGATATAAAGAAGATTAATATATCTAGGATGAGTGAGATTGAAGTAATTACATTAGTTATTAGTGATAATAAACATATTGATGTTATACCACTTACAGTTAGTGTAAACAAAAGATTATCTAATTTAACACATGATCTATTGTTACATATCAAGAAAAAAGGCTGGAACATATCACCTGAGGGATTTTATGATATTGACATGAATAATTGGGATTATAGCAAACCTATATTGTCTTTACCTATGAGGCATATTAACATGGGGGATATTCAGTCTAAATTTTTAATAAGAGATATCGGAAATAGCATATCTCGAAGTAAATATATAATTGGACCTTCTATTAGGAATAATAGAATGCATTTCTTTGAATTGTCTGGGAACTCTCGTTAGACTAATATACTACAATAGACATGAAAATAGTCTATGATACGTTTAAAAAATATTAGGTAGAGACAATCAGCAGCCAAGCTCCTCTATGTAGAAATACAGTGGAGAAGGTTCATCGACTATCCAGCAATGGAGTACACTTCAAGTGAGGTGGAAGCAGAGAACACCTAAATCAGTTAACACTGAAGGTGATGATATAGTCATGTCTATATGGAGACATATAGCTGCGCGTAATGGCGCGGGATTAGGACTCACGCCCCTAATCGAAAAACAAACGGATATTGCCGTTATGCTAGAAGCTACTGTAAAGGAGCTAAATTATCGTGATAACGTATTATCACCTATTGTGATGATTTGTGAATTTCATGATTTAGTTAATAGAAGATTATCTGTTAATTTATCTATTTTAGAAGCAGTAGTATATTCTTCTATGATAGTGAGCGCATCTGATGCAGATTACTCGCTACCTAAGCCTTGGACAAAATCTGGAATAGGTGTGATGAGAATGTTATTAGCTAATAGAAGTTTATCTGCAGCTATGGCGTATGAGCGCCATACTGATGCTATTTCTAATCCTAATAATTATCTAAACAAAAACAGAATGGATCATCCATTTGATGCAATACTGCTACCTGAGGCATTGCAAAACGTCAGTTAAGTAAAGAGTATTCTAGTCTGTATTAATACAGACTAGTTTCTCTTTTAATATTTTTCATTATTTTTAAAGATTTAAAAGAGAAGCTATGGTAGATTGCAAATTAGAAATTATTATATACTCCCACAATTTTAGTGTAAAATGTTTTGATACTAGATTTCAAAAATATGTATTAGATTTTAGCAAAAAATTAATACATTACAATGTAGTCAGAGTAAAGAATCAATTAATTAAATCAGCAGTAAAAGTATTTGCTTGTGCTAATGATGATAGATTATTTTTCAGATTTCACATTAACTCATTAAATGATTTTTATAATCATTTAGAATGTTGTTATGTAGATAAGAAATATTTATCTATTACAAAAGAAGAAAAGTATACACCTGAGAGTATAAAATTACTTGTAAATGATAAGTTTACACCAAGAGATTATCAAATACCAATTATCGATTATTTGATACAAGATACACCTATTTCTAAGTTAGTTACACTTGGAACTGGTTTAGGTAAGACAAAAACCACCTTAATGGCTTTATCTAAAATAGGTTTAAGAGCAGCAGTAGTTATTAGGGCTGCATATACAGAGACATGGGAAAAGGAAATAAAAGAAACATATCACATCGAAGATAAAGATGTAATAATAATACAGGGCAGTAAAGAGCTTATTAAACTATTAAAATCTGCTCAGGATAATACTCTTACTGCTAAGATTATTATATTATCAAATGTCACCTTAGCTAATTGGTTTAGACTATATGAAAAATTCAAAGATGAATTATTTGATATAGGATATGTTTGTAGACCTCATGAACTATTTAAACATTTAAGAGTAGGTGTAAGAATAATAGATGAAGTACATCAACACTTTCATGGATGTTTTAAATTAGATTGTTATTCTCATGTATCTTCTAGTATTTCATTATCTGCTACTATTGTAAGCTCAGATCCATTTATAAAGAAAATGCATTCTTTAGCTTATCCTGTAAAAGATAGATACAAAGAATTAGAGTTAGATAAATACATTAAATCATACGCAGTGTATTTTAATTTCCATAAACCTGATTATATTCGTACTACTGAATATGGAAGAAATAATTTCTCTATGGGGGCAATGGAGAAAAGTATTATGAGAAATCAAATAGTACACTCTAATTATCTAAAATTAATAAAAACGATAATTGATAATAGTTACATAATAAACAAAAGAGAAAAGAAAAAATTAGTAGTGTTTGCTGCTACTATATTAATGATAGACTCTATTGTTAAGTATTTAAGATTATGTTATCCTGATTATAAAATTAATAGATACACTGCTGAAGATCCATATGAGAATATTATTAATTCTGATATTACTGTTACTACTTTAGGCAGTAGTGGTACTGGTTTAGATATACCTAATTTAACTACAGTAATACTGACTACTATGGTAGATTCTATAGCAGCTAACATTCAGAGTTTAGGGCGATTAAGAAAACTCAGTGATAACTCTATTACAGAATTTTATTACTTTGTATGTAGTGATATATCTAGTTCTGTAAAATATCATATAAGAAAGAAGAGAATGTTGCAAGAAAGGGCATTGTCTTTTAGTGAGATGTATACTGGATTATATATTTAATATGTCATAATACCGTATTGCTAATTAAAAGCAATACGGTATTATGCTGTATTCTAATTATTTTTAATCTCATATCACTTATATGTACTAATAGAAGTGGTTTTTTATTAGACATTAACCTTGTAATTAACTTTTATGAAGAGCTTATTTTTTCACATATCGTCAAAAGACGATAATCATAGTTTTTATGATTCTGAAACATTTAAACAATTGAAAACACCTGTTAAGGATTTTATTCAGAAATGTGCATCAAAAACCGATACAGGTATAAGTTGTATGATCAATGGACTTGATCAACATGATAAAGAATTGCATATACACTTGCAAGCTAAAAAAGAAGATATCCGTAATGAATTAGATAAATACTTTTTTTATTATAGTATAAATGAATATAAGGGTAAAGTTCATGCAGTAGTAGATATTTGAACTATTATACAAAAATAACCCAGTAGGTGGCTCTTATTTTTTTCTTTAAAATTGTATCCTAAAATATTTCAGTCACATATATTTATGGTGAGTTAGTGTAGTGGTTGCACTAACCATTATGTTTTATTATTGGAATATATCATGTGTGAATACAAAAAACTGTTGCAGCAGCAGCAACTACAGATGTTGCTCCGTATGGAGCAACAACGCAAGCAGCGAGAGCTGCAAGCCGCCATACAGGCATGGAGTAAAACCTTTGCCTTATAGTTTGATAGTCGCTGTTAAGTCAGCGATAATCAGACTAAAAAAATACCGTCAGTGGTATTTTTTTGTTCAAAGGTATATAATGAAAATAATTAAAATTGTAGGTAGGTCAGTTATTACTGTAATTATTTATTTTCTTGCTGCAATAATAGCTACTAGTAAAACATGGCAAGAGTATAAAAATAAACAAGATTAAATTTTGATTCTATTTAAAAATAGACGCATATTACTAACGTGTAGAGTTAAGTGGTTTAATTTCTACATTCTTATTTTAGGGGTTTATTATGAACGTAAATGACGTGTTAGACACTTTTGCTCGTGCAATGCAAAAGAAAATGTATAATGAAGAACTTGGTAATTTTTCTGTAACTCATTTTGTAAAAACTGGGGAAATTGAATACGAATATAAAAAACATGCAATGGTGTATCACCATACAAAAAATGGCGATTATGTAACGGCTCCTGTTTTTGATGAGACAGGCAAGTACGATTATACAGATGTCGTATGGTCACCATTAATTGCACCTAATGATTTTTATGGTGAGGCAATATTTCCAAAAGATAAAAAATATTTGGATGAAGGCGAATGCTTCTTTAGTATCAAAGATATTAAAAGCAATGAAACGATTGAATCTTACTTTGTAATAAAGAAGACAATTGATAAAGCATTGAAAATACCTAACAATCAAATTGGATATTGCCAATCCATAAGTGGGAGTAGATCACCTAAGTACCTCATTATAACTGAGAAGAGTCAAAGAATTCTCAATGAATTGTCTAAGTAGATACACAGCATAATACCCTATTACCTTTAATTAGGTAATAGGGTATTATGACATCTATTTTTTATTTGGTTCTCTTAAGTTCTCTAATACTTCATTTGTAGTATTAATTTCTTTCTTTAATCTATTATCACAATCTGTGATAATTAAGTCTACTATATCGTGAGGTAAATCTAAAAACTGTATTAGATTTAATCCATAATACTGATTTACTTTTTTATCAGCATATACTTTAATTAAAGTATATAATTTAGAATTACTAGACACATCTTCATTAGGATGTAATGCTATACTGGCTAATGGTCTTTTTAGATTTATGTCTGGTATATTTTCTTCAATAAGTGGTTGATTTAAATGATCAAAAATACCTTGACTAGATTCATAAGCTTGTTTTAATAATAGCTTAGCTGAGACCATATCCGTCTTAGGTACTTCAGTGAGTACCTTTACAACTAAACTATCTTCTGTAATATCTAAACCGAAGCTAGGATCACTTACATGCTTGTTATTTAGCGTGCCTCGATCCTCTGTATCCGCGAAATAACTAATGTAAAAAAAGTTTGAATTACATCAATAGGAATCAGATTAGGATGAGTCTTTTTATTTTTTGCAGGTTTTTGTTCACCACCACAATTTGGACATGTGTATGTAGGAATAGCTACCATACTTACCACTGATTCATCAATAAATTGTGCTACTTTTTCAGTAAAGAAATTACGTAGTTTATCATCTGCTGTAAAATCAGTTAATGTATTATCTATTACTTCCTTATCATCGTGCACATCACCTGCTACTGTAATAGATTCTACAAAGTGAGAATACTGTCTCATCATAGTAGCTTTTGCTTGTCTCTCAAGATACACGTTTCTGTCTTGTGGATCTTTAATTAATGAAGAGCTATAATTTTCTTCAATCTCATTAATCCATCTGTACCCTGCATCAATATGCTCTGCTGCACTAGGTGTTCTTAATGTAAAAGAGACTTCGTCATTAAGAGAGAATTTCTTTGGTTGACCTTTAATAAACTCATCTTGATAACGTTTTACTGAATCCATATCCATAGATCCACGTTGACGTTTAGTCATATGTTTAATTTGATACTGAGTTAAACTACTAGTATCAGTCCAAAGTAATTTAGAAGGATCTAATTTTTCTTTGACTACATGCAAACATTTCTCTGGATCAGAAATGCATCCTCTAGTATATTGAAAACCATTTGGATATGTAGCACAAGCTAAACCCCAAAATAAAATAGGCAAATCAGCTACTTTTATATGCTTTCTAATATCATCACCTTCTCTAATATCTAATGATGTCTCGTACTTATTTTCAATACAGAAATCAAGCAGATACTTACTAGTATAAGAAGTTTTATTAGAAAATATTAAACCATAACTCTCTCTACCTAAGATTACTTTCTCAGAGACGATTTGTCTATACATCTCAAGTAAATCTCCTTCACTAGGAGATTTAATTTTAATCCAGAATCCACTATGCCAAAGAGGTATATTAAATATAACACCTAATTTTAAAGCTTGGCGAATTCTCAGTCTTGCTCTCTCACCTGTAAACTTTGTAGTCTCACTTGTTTTAAATGGGGGAGCTGATGCACCTAATGGACCTACTTCAGATTGCACTGTTTGAGCATAGGTAGCATCTTCTCTGTTAGCTGTACTCTCTAATCCACTATTTAATACAGTAAATTCTAAACCAGCATTAACTGCAGCTTGCCACTGTTTTTCAGCTTGAGTATCTGTAAGTTTTAATTTTGGAATTTCTTTTATGAATTCTTCTGTAGTGCTGTATGCTGCTGAAGGCAGAAAAGCTGTATCTGTTCTATAATCAAACTCTTCCAATAGTTCACTACTATAAGGATAGTCTAGTTTAAAATTAGTAGTATTTTTTACTGGTGGCTCTACAGCAGATTCTTCTTCTTTTTTAGGCAATTCTTCATCTGGTTTAATAACTTGATCTACCATAATAAAATCCTTTTAGTTTAATTGTGTTTTGTCTACTACATCAGTAACTATAGTAGTATCTAATAATTGATTTCTTTCAATCAAAATTTTTTCTACCTTACTAATATCTTCAAGTATGTGTGCGACAGTAGGAATAATATTAGCTTCATACACTTCCATTTTTTCAGCATATTTACCTTGAATATCAAGAACTAACATGTGATCATTTATACTAGTAGTAGTGCCTCTTTTGTCTTTGTGTAACTCATGTATTTTATCGAGTTCTTGAACATGCTCTTGAAGATCTTTATTAAGAAGATTAATATTATCAGCAAATATTTTAGGGTTTTCTAGTAATTGAGTATTACCCTCTACTTTAACAAATGATTCTAGGTGACGAGCAATCTCACCCTCTACTCTAGCAATTGCTTTAATTGAATCTTCATAATGCTTATTAGCTATATCCCAAAATTCATTTTTTGGTATTTTCAAGTCATCGTTATTTACAATATTTACACCTTTGTGTTTATCAATAACACGCTGATGCATCTTTGATAGTTTAGACATAATAAAATTAATCTCCCGTAAGAAAAAAAGAAATACATTTCCGGTTAATAATCTGAACGATTAAGAGCTATTTTGTTATAATTTTTTAAACAAAAAACCCTTTACAAAGTATATAAGATAGCTGATTAATTTTTAATCATTTCAATATTTTTTTATCATGACATATTTAGAATTAAGAACATTCATTGTACAAGCCAGTAGTGTAGAGACAGTAGACTTATTTGATCAATGTGTAGAAATATTTGATAAGTATAATTTAGATGAATATATGGATATATTTGATAACACAATAGGTTTCTCAGATCAATCAAGTGACCAAACAATAATGGATGATTTAATACAAGATGCAAATACACTAGCAGATAAATTATTAACTGAGCAAGGTGTTACACTATTAGATATCACACCTTTTAAAATGAAACTCGATATATGCGAAGCATTATTCGATATTGAGTCTTATATAGATAAAGATCATATTTATTATATTGCAGATAGTAGTGAGAATTCATCTGTTGCAATTGGTTCTATTATAGAATTGCTCACTCCATATAGCTGTGAAACTATTATGAGTTATATAGAATCAATAAATGAATATTTAATACATAAAATAAAAGAATGCACACTACCAGAGCCAGAAGAATCTAAAGATTTTAATAAAGCAGTCATAGAGAAATATAAGAAATATAAAATAGCTATTGATGGTAAAGTAGTGTATAGCGATAAATTTCTTGATAGTGTGCAATCTATAGAGTTAGATTATGATTCTTACTTAAGTGCATATGTACAACATATAAAGGATATTATAGAAAATCCTTCTATGAAAGATATTTTATCTATAGCACAAGAAATAGTAGGTATAGCTATTATGTCTAATGATAAGCGTCCACTAATTACTGTAATTAGAGAAAAGCTTAATGTTGTTACGGATAATATTAAAATAATTACTGAGCTCGATGTAGCTATTACTAGAATTTTATCAAAGGTGTAAAGATGAGAAAAAACTTATTATCAGTTACAGTAGAAGATATAACAGATGGTGTATCTAGAATAGAAAAAGAATTAGTCTATTATGCTAAAATAGTAGATTTAACTATATTTACAAAAGCTATTAAATACGAAGACCATGAGCAATGGGAAGTTAATATATCTAAAGTAGATTCAAATTTAGCACAGGGCAGAATTAGAGTAAGAAAAGTAACAAGTGATAAAACAGTATATATTCAGACTATAAAATCAAAAGTAGTTAATGGCGATATAGAAACTTCATTTGAAGTCAGTGATGATGCATTTGAGCAAATGAAATCTTTATCATCTGCAGGTATGATAAAGAGAAGATATGTACTGCCTACAGATGTTAATGGTTTATTCTTTGAAGTAGATTGCTTTTTTTCAGATTCTGAAAAAACTATGATTTATCCTTGGGTAAAAATAGATTTAGAATTACAACCTGATTTAGAATATAAAGTACTTCCTCAGTTACCACCTGAATTTACTAGTGTTATTATTAATCAAAAAAATGATCGAACTGAAAATGAGAAAAAGTTTATACAAAATTTGTATGATAAATATTTCTTTGCTAAACATAATCAGGATTAAAAATGGCAAACCCAATACGCACACGTGATAGACAACCAATTGATTTTGAAGATGGTATAAAAATAAAAGGGGTACCTATTGAAACACTTATAGGTAGTGGTGGTTCAGGTACAGGTTCATACACACATCCTGCATCTCATCCTGCATCAATGATAACACAAGACAGCTCTCATAGATTTGTAAGTGATGAAGAAAAAGCAATATGGAATAGTAGTGGCACTAATACAGGAGAAAATGGCAAATCTGCATATGAACTGGCTGTAATAAATGGGTATAGTGGCACTCAGGCTCAGTGGCTTATTAGCCTTAAAGGCACAAATGGTGCAGCAGGCCCTCAAGGCATACAAGGCATTGCAGGATCATCAGGTGGCAGTGCTGCTTTAGGTGGTGTATCCTTAGGTGAAATTGTATTAGATAACTCTACTGTTAACAGTAGAGTATGGTTTGCTGAAACAAATCCAAATGGATGGAATACTGCTGCCGGTAGAATGACTGCTAGTTTTGATTTTATATCCAATAATTGCTTTACAATTAATCCAGATGCACACTTAGCAGTAGTGTTAAGAAGTACTAGTACCTTAATTAACTTAGCTGTTAGAGGTACAGGTATTGTAATGGGTAATTTAACAGGCATACCACAATCACAAGCCAGTAACGTCAATCCTACATCAATGATAGAGACATGGATGAATAGTTATGCTGGTGAGAGTTTTCCTGATGCAAAACAAGGAAATTACTTATGGCCTTTATCTGAGACTGCTAGAAATAATCCACTTAAAGATAATAAAGTTTACAGAGTAATAATAGATTCTACTAAAACTAATAGTGGCGATAGATTTATAAGATATAGAATATGGAGTAAGCAAATTGCTATAGGCGCATCTCCTGATCAAGTACAGGATTACTGGAAACCTGAAACAGATACTGGTGATGTATTAGATCATAATAAATGGGCAGATTTAACGCAATATGGTTTTGGTATAGGTTTTGTATTTGGATCAGGCAATGGTGGTTGGTCTTTAGTTTTTTCAAATACTAAAATCACTTGGGGGCCGGCTGAATCAGATGTACCTGATCAGACAATTAAACTCTCTAGACATGGTGGAGAAATAGACGGTAATTTTACTTTTTTAAATACCGTACCATTTAAGCATAAATCAGGTGCTACTGAAACATTAACACTCACTTTTAATAGTGAAGGTATTAAAATTAAAAATGCTAGTCTTTCAATAGGAACCAAATCAACTAAATGGAGCGGATTAGATGCATATACTAATAGCTCATTTGGTGGACCTAATGCAATAGAGTTTGGTAATACTGCAAATTTTAATTTAGATCAATTATGCTCTGTAGGAATAATTAGTCAATTTATTAATACATACGGAAATACAACTAGTACAATGGAAGATATTATTCGTCCGTTATATTGTTTAATATCTGTTTTATATAAAGAGTTAAAAGATAGAAATGTATTATGAACGATAAAATATATACGTTAAAATTTAGTGAAAAAGACTTAGCAATACTCAATAGTGCATTAATGGAACTACCGTTTAAAATAGTGGTTAAATTAATAAATGATATAAATGCACAACTGCAAAATAATCAAGAAGACAAGCATTTAAAAGAGACTACAGCAGTCTAATTTTTAATGGTATGTTATTGTGAATGATAAACAATATTAATTTTTTATAAAGGTGTATAAACATGTCAAGCGTAATTAGATCAAGAGATCATTCAGTTTATGATTTTCAAGATGGTTTGAAAGTTAAAGGTGTTGATTTTGATACAGCTATTCAAAATGCAGTAAATGCAACAACTGCAAGTATTACAAGTTCTCAAATAGTATCTGCTTTAGGATTTACACCCGCTAGTAAATCAGGAGATACTTTCAATGGAAATGTTACAGTTAACGGTACGTTAACTGCTTCTGGTGAAATAAAATCTATATCTGGAGATATAGTAGCATACTCAGATGAGAGACTAAAAGAAAATTGGTCAGAGATGAATGCAGACTTTGTAGAAGCACTATCTAAAGTCAAAGCAGGCACTTTTAACAGAATTGGTTCAACTGATGGTAATCGTTCTTGCGGTGTAAGTGCGCAATCATTAAAAGTACTGCTTCCAGAAGCAGTTAAAGACGGCGAATTTTTAAGTGTCTCTTATGGTAATGCAGCATTGCTTGCTGCAATAGAGCTTGCAAAAAAAGTAGTGATGTTAACTGAAGAAATTGAATTATTAAAATCAAAAATTTCTAAGTAATTTCTATTATTATTTTAGAGGATAAAAATGACACTACAATCCAGCGGCACTATTACGCTTAAACAAATAGGTGCTGAAGCAGGAATTAGTGCTTCAGCAGAAATGAGATTAGGCTCTAATGCAATTAGAAGCTTATTAAATAAATCAAGTGGTATTATTAAATTATCAGATGGCTATGGTAAATCGAATTATGTTTCCCCTACGTATTCAGTATCACCATCTGTATCATCTGTAAATGAAGGTAACAGTGTTGTATTTAACGTAAATACTTCCAATGTATCTAACGGGTCTTTGTTATATTGGAATATACCTCTTACTGGTGGACTTACATCTTCAGACTTTAATGGTGCCACTAGTGGCACCATTACTATTAACAATAATTCAGCTTCTTTTACTGTAACACTGTCGAATGATTTATCGACTGAAGGTGCAGAAAATATATATGCTACTATATCGGCCACAAGTGGCGGTACTGTATTAGCTACATCAAATAATGCTATTATCAATGATACTAGTGTAGCATCAGGTACATCATCAGCAACAGTTACTGTCTCTAATGCTAGTGTAGGCGGTACTATTAATGTGAATTACAATATTACTGACTATATATCTGGATCAGATGTGACATATTCAGTGTCTCCTACTAATGCAGTAAACAACCCTATTGGTACAGCTACTAATGCATCATCAGGTAGTTTTGCGCTAACAGCTTTAATAGCATGTAGATATTCAGTATCTATATTTGTCAACGGTGCTTTAAAAGGTAGCGTTACAGGCACTATTAGTGCTTCAGGTGGACAAACTCCCACTTATAATGCAACAAGTGCGAGTTCAGTTAACGAAGGTTCTTCGTTAACAGTAAACGTAACAACGACTAATGTAACTAATGGTACTACTCTTTATTGGATAATTAATTATTATGGTGCTGTTGTAGGTGAATTACTATCTACAGATCCAAGAAAACCTATAAATAGTTTTAATGCATATACTGGAAATGTGAGTATTAGTAATAATGCAGCTTCTTTTACAGTAACGCCTAAAGCTGATTCTCAAACAGAAGGCAATGAACCATATGGAATTGTTTTTTATACAGATTCAGGACGTACAATAGAATGTTTTTCAGGCCCATCTTTTACAGTAAATGATACAAGTACTGGAGGTGGCGGTACACCTCCAGTGGCATATACTGGTACTATTACTGCAAATAGAACTGAAGTATATCCTGGCCAAGTAGTAGTTTTTACTATAACTACAAATGCACCAGCAGGTACACCATTAAAATGGACAACCGACCCTAAAGTAGGTATAGGTGGTAATACATTTAGTTCAGGTACACCACTAAATGGCTCTTTTACTTCTGCAAGTAGTAATACAGTTACTATCACTATGAAGTCAGTAATAAATACGTTCGATACACTCCTACAAATTGAGGTATCTACAGTAAACGATGTCACTATAGCTACATTTGGCGGTATTCCAATTAAGACTGGTCCAACTTATTCAATAAGTGTTTCTCCTACTAGTGTAAACGAGGGTACTAATTTTACTGCTACTCTTACGACTACAGGAGTCGCTAATAATGTATTAGTTGGTTGGACTGTATTAGAGCCATCCTCAGGTATAACTGAGAATGACTTTATATATAATAATTCACCTACTGGTGACCCAATTATTAATAACAGTGTAAGTGTATCATTCGGTATTAAAGCAGATTCTCTAACTGAAGGTGTAGAAACATTTAAGACAGCTGCTTACTTAATGTCTAATCCTAGTGTAAATGTAGCAGTATCTCCTACAATTACTATTAACGATACTAGTACTGCACCAGTTGTTCAATATGGATTTAGAGCTTTTACGAGTACATCAGCAGAATCTTTTACTCTACCAAGTAATTGTGGAACTAAGCTAAAGATCTACGGTATTGGCGGTGGTGGAGGTGGTGGAGGTGGTAATTCGTCAGGTACACAACAGGTCTCTGGTGGAGGCGGAGGATCATCAGGTGTAGCAGTTTTTAGAGAAGTAACAGGAATTACACCAGGCTCTACTATAGTAGTAACTGCAGGAGTAGGTGGTGTAGCTGGTGAACCTAGTAATGGTAGAGTCGTACCACAAGGCTCATCAAGTAGTAATGGATATTGGTCTGATGTTTATAGTGGAGCTACATTACTGTGGTCAGCTGCAGGTGGTGGTGGTGGATGGAACTCTACATGGGTCAATACTCAATCACAAACTCAGACTACGCCAGCACCAGCATCAGCCGGTGGATTTGTAGGTGGTTCATTAGGTACAATCATTGGACAAGGTACAGCTACTGATTCTGGATGGGAAATGGCCGTTACTACAGTAGATGGAAATACTACTTATAACTATTATGGTTATGGTGGCTTGGGCGGTAAAGGAGCTACATTTAACGAAAATGGTTTAATAGCATGGGGCGCTGATGGAGTTGGTGGTATAGGCGATTATATGAAAGTAGGAATACCTACAAGACCTTCATCTTCTGCAAGTGGTTATGGTGCAGGTGGAGGCGGTGGTGGTGTTAATGCAGGAAATAATAATTCACCTATGTGGGCATCTCCTGGTCAGCAAGGTTATGTAATAGTAGTCTGGGGATATTAATTTTTTTAATGAGGATATTGAATATGAGTAATAGAATTAAATTTAATTGGAAAATTATTGGTATAGATAATAAAACAAAAACTTTAGCTGTAAAATACAGTCTATTAGACGGCTCTAAAGAATATAATTTAAATATAAATTCACCTAGCTCAAGCAATGTTAGTCTTAATGATTATATTGAATCTTGTGCACCTATTGGCTATTGGCAAGCTGAAACTAAATCTGAGCCTAAAGTAAATTTACAAAGTAATTTAGTAGGTTTATCAGGTTCAGCTAATATTAGACCAGTAAGTTTAGAAATAGCAAAACAAGAAAAATTAGAAGAGATAGCTGCTTATAGATATAATTTAGAAGTCAGCGGTATTGTTTTTAATGGATACAATATTAGTACTAGTAGATCTTCTCAATCTATGATTGCATCTGCATATTCTTCATTAAAACAAGGTCTCACAAGTGTGATTGATTTTAAGATTACAAATGATACATTTATACAATTAGATTTAGGACTAATGGAGAATTTAGCTAAAGCGGTTAGTAGTCATGTTCAAAAATGCTTTACTTTAGAAAAAGACTTAATTGAAAAGGTGAAAGCTTGCAGTAGTGTCAGTGAAGTATTTGCTATAAAACTATAGTTTAACAACAAAAAACATATGCCCAATATGGCTTTTACCATATTGGGCATATGCAGTATTTTGTTGTTAAACTAGAAATCATATGACTAGTGTTAAACACTAATCCAATTTTTGAATAACTTTGGTAAAAAATTAAAATGGATAAAATTACACTTATATTTACTAAAAATAACTTTAGTATTTTTTCATGGGTTATTAGATGGACACTATGCGCTTCTAGATTTAAATTAGCACAATCATCACATGTTTATATTGTAGATGATAAGAATAATAAAGCAATAGAAGCAAATCTACTTTATGGTGTAAGAGAAGTAAATTTACCTGATGTAATCTTTGATAAAGAAATTATAAAAAAATTAGAATACACAGTAACAGATTATGATGCCGGTATGCATTTCTTAAGATCACAGTTAGGTAAAAAATATGATTATAGAGGTGCATTTGGTATAGGGTTAGCACCTGACAGAAATTGGCAAGAGGATGATAGTTGGTTTTGTTATGAACTAGGTGCTGCTACTCTTAAAGCTGCAGGATTAGACATATTCAATGATGTCTCCCATATAACAGAATCGCAATTGTTTTCTATAAAATCTACTGATATAACTGATAATTAAATACGACATATATCCTAGTAACTCTAATAGTTACTAGGATATATGTGACATAGTTAACAGGTCTATCATATGACTTTTTTTACGAGAAGAGGTGTAATATGGAATTATCAACACCAAAAGATGACGGTGTAGTTGAGAGACATCAGTTTTATGCTAGCATAGTAGGTGTTACACAAAGAAATTCAAGAGACAATAATGGACTGGGTAAAAAACTCTATGAGTTTGAGAGTAGGTTTGAGCAAATTAGAGACGAGGTAAGAGATAGTGCTACACGCAGTAAAACAGTTATTGCATCTGCTATATTTATATGGTCTATAGTAGGTGGTGGTGTAGGTGTATATTTGACCCGAGGACTACAAAGTATAGATAGCATTATTGCGAGAGTAGGTGATGCTGAAAAAAAATTAGAAACAATAGCTATCTTTAATGAACAAAGACGTGATGTGCCTGAAAAGATAGATCAGATTAAAAGAAGTATAATAGAGCTACAAAGAAACGTAGATGAAATATCTACAAAACATGTAGACGCAGAGAAAGTTAAAAAATGAAAAAGATTTTTTTATTATGTTTATTTTTATTTAATCATCCGTATTTATTTAGTGAAAGTTCTTACGTAGATATTATAATGTTTTCTTATTCAAGTACAATTAAATTGACAAGACATGAACTCAAAGCAATGTACTTAATGAGAACTCGGTATCTTCCAGATGGATATAAGGTAACATTATTTCAATTTCCAGAAGATAACCCTATTCATAATAAATTCATTCGTGAAATATTAGGTATTAGTGTGAGCCAGTATAACAGAGAAATCAATAAAACCTCTAATACAGGCACTAATATAAATAATATCATAACTGTTAAAACAAAAACAGAAATGATAAAATCAGTAAGTACCACTAATAACAGTATAGGCTATCTTGATTCTAATACCTTTCTTATGAATTTTGACTCTACTGGAGATAACGATGTTAAAAGAATTATTATTATTGACTAGTGCATTGTTTATAAACAATGCATATAGCCAAATAGATTCTAATTTATTTGGTATAAATGATACATATAGCAAGGTAAACTTTAATTTTTCTGGTTATGTGACAGGTACTTATTTTAGTGATAATAAATGGCAAAATAATTTTCATAAGGCAGCATTAAATGTAGCCGTCGATATTGTCGATGATTGGGGTATACAAACACAAATCATGAATGATGGTAATAGTACAAGATTAAGTAGATTTACAATAGAAAAATATTTCAATATTGAGGGATATAATGAGGGCAGTGTTAAAATAGGTACATTTCCTAGATTAGATTATATTTTTAATGGCTCTGTTGATATAGCTAGCAATGCCATGCTAGCACTACTACCTTTTGGTCAATATAATCACAGATTACTAGACAGTAATACATATACTAAACTCACTGGTATTAATATTAATCTTTCTTCACTTGTCGACTTTCATTATATAAATGCACATTTCGATTATGGTAGAAGTTTAATAGATGACAATTGCCATATTTATAATGAGGCAGCAAGACAGCCATGCATAGGTAAAATAAGATATCTCCCAAAGAATAAAAACTATTCTTTGGGATTAAAAATAGAAAAAGGTGAATGGTTAATGTTATTAAATACTAATAGAATTAGTATAAAGTCAGATCCAGACTATTCAGATGATCCAAACACAAGACTATATACAATTCTTTATAATAATAATTATATTTATAGCACTACAATAGGTGTGCGTTATAAAATAGATGATTGGTGGTTTCAAACTGAAATAAAGAAGAAAAAATATGTGCTTGAGCCTTATAAAAAATATTCTGATAAAGAGACTTTAAGTGTGAATGCACGTTCATCTTACTTTTTAGTAGGGTATGTGATTAATGATGATTTAAGTGCACACGTTTCTTATTCACTAGGATCTGATACTCTTAACAGAAATGCAAATAATGCAGTAATAGGTATTAACTACACTTATAAAAATGCTACACTAAGTGTAGAATATCATAAGGGTAGGGGAAGAGAATGGATGAATTATTTTACACCGACAGATAGATGGCAATCTATAGTAGCAACAGCAACATATTCGTTTTAGAGATAAAACATATATACCTGTGTACATGTACACAGGTATATATGCAGTATGTTAAAATAAAAACAGATGTAAAATGATATGATATTAAAATATATAATAGATAAATTATATAATGCATATAAGAGTATCAATAATGTAGTTGTTGTTAAAACAAGATCTGCTTATAATAAAAGAAAAAAGTTTCTTCAACAGGCAAAAAGTATTGGTTATTTAGGTTCTAACACATTTTATTAAATTTCGGCTCTTTTGGAGAAGCAGATGTTAAAAAGATATTTATTATTGATTAGTTGTTTATTTGCTACTAATGTATTTGCTCAATTAAATTTTTCTGGGTATATTTTATACTTTTTCTGACAAAGACTGGTTTAAAAATGATTTTAAATCAGCTTTAAATATAGATTATGATAATGATTTTTTTGGTTTAAGAACTCAAGTAATTTATGATAACGAGAGAACAAAAATAAATAGATTTACAATAGAGAAATATTTTAATTTAGGTAAAACAGACGAGCTTGTAATAAAAGCTGGTGTAATTCCACGTTTATATTATTTACATAATGGCTCTGCTGATATTCCAAACAATGCAAAAATGGCATTATATCCATTAGGACAATATAATTATAGAGTACTCGATATTAATACTTTTACTAGTTTAAATGGTATTGATATATTGTACACTAATGACATAAGTGGTAATTTTATTACTGCCAATTTAGACATAGGTCGATCTATAATAGAAGATAGATGCCATATCTATAATGAGTTAGTTAGAGAATTATGTAGAGGTGCAGTAGACTATAAACCTGTAAATAATAATTATTCTATGGGATTAAAAATAGAAAGATCTAATCATATATTTTCTATATATAAAAATAGAATAGATTTACTAGCTGATATAGATAAATTTACTGATCCATACACAAAAGCCATGGCTACATTATGGCCATATTTAGAGGTGCATGGTAGAGGCATAGGTTATAAATACGATAGAGGTAATTTCTACATTGAAACAGAATTAAAGAAAAATATTTACTACCTTAAAAATAACACAAGTTTAATTGGTAGTGCACCTGAACCTATAAATATATATGTAAGATCCTATTATGTTTTATACGGTTATAATTTAACAGAAAATTTAAATGTTTATGCATCTTATTCTAAGAGCACAGACACCTTGAATAGAACTGCTAAGAATAAAGTAATTGGTGTTAGTTATACTTATGATAAATTTTCTTTATCAGCAGAATATCATAAAGGATTCGGTAAAGAATGGATGAGATATGATTCTCCAAGTGACAAATGGAATTCATTAGTTATTTCAGGAGCATATAATTTTTAATTTTGTATATATACACCAGTGCAACTCAGTTGCACTGGTGTATATGCTGTATGTTAAAATAAAAAATAGATGTAAAATGCTATGAACTCAAAAGAGATAATAATGAATATAAACTTCTATGATTCTGATAATTATTTTAGGTTAATAGGTATTGATCCAGGCACTACCCATTTAGGTGTGAGTGTGTATACAATAGAAATAGATACATTAAACATACTTAATTCATTTGCATTTACAATAGATGCTTCTAGAGTAGATTGTGATACTTGGAGTGGATCTCTACACGGAGAGAGATTTTATAGAATAGGATATATTTGCCAAAAGTTATGTGAAGTTTTTCTTATGTATAAACCTCTTGTAATTTGTGCAGAATCTCCATTTTTTGGAATGAGGCATCCAGGAGCATATCAGGCATTAACTGAACTCTTAACTAGAATACGTTTGGCTGTATTTGAATATGATAACTGGAGAGAATTAAAATTAGTACCTCCTAGTATAGTTAAACAAGCTGTAGGTGTAAAAGGAAATGCAGATAAGCTAGCTATGAAAGAAGCTCTAAACAATTTAATTAATACTATAAATTACAATTCAGATATACCATTTTCATCTCTAGATGAACACAGCATCGATGCATTAGCTGTAGGCTACTATGCATATAAACAATTATTTAACAAATAAAGGAATTAAAAATGTTTGGTATTTTAAAAGTATTTGGATTAACAGATCCATTAAAGATAGCTAAATATCTAGGTATTGCAGCAGTAGTTATAGTATGTTTTTTATTCTATAAAAACATAAGTTCTAAATTAGAACAATTAGAAGAAGCAAATAAAACAATACAAGTGCAAGCTCAAGCTATCACATCTTTAAATGAAGAAATTTTAAAATTAAAAGAATCAAATGAGATTACTCTAAAATATATAAAAGACTTAGAAAATAAAAAACAAGAAGTACAAAAAGTAATAGAAAAGCAAACTAAATATGTAACAAGAGAAATAGAAGTAATCAAAGTAGATCCAGGTTTAAACGACAGTGAAAAAGAAATTAAAAGAAGTGAAATTTATATATTATCTCTTAATGATACGTACTGTCAACTCAATTTAAACCCATGTGATTAAAGAAAGATCTCTTATGAAATTCCCAATTATAATGCTAAGCACTTTACTGGTAGCATGTGCCTCTACTCCTACTGTTGTAGAAAAAACTAAATATGTATTAGTAGAACCAGATGAGACTATGTTAAATACATGTGATTCTACTAAGCCTCCTAAAAAAGACGAATATGTAAATAATACACTAATTGATAAAGAAAATATTTTATATACTTATTCTATTTCTCTTCTTAAAGATCTATCTAATTGTAATAATAAAATTATTACAATTAAAAATTGGTTTAATCAGCAAAAAGAAATTTATAATAAAGAGAGTACTAAATGAATAAAAGGGATCTATTTATTAATGCAATGAAAGCTGGTAACTATAAGTTATTAGCATGGATATATAGTGCATTTTGTCTAGTTAAAGAGGGTCCCGATGAGTATAAGAAAAATCCATATCCATACAGAATAGTAAGTACTCCTACTGGATATTGGTTTTGTAATACTAAAGGTGAATTAGAACAAGTAGAAGATTCAGTAATAGGTCAGCCTCTTTACAATATAAAAGAAAAAATTGATATTACTGCAGATGATATTCCTAATTTACAAGGAATGTTATCTGCAAGCTACGGTAACATATTAACTAATTGGATAATTATAATAGAGCCCTTTGGCACACGGGTACCTTATCATGTTGGTAAAATACAAATATCTGATATTGAAGATTATATCATTCACGATATTGAAGATACACCAAAAGACTTAAACGATAAAGATCCAAATAAAATATATATTGATGACTATGTTAAGTTTGCTAATTGTGTATTTTATTTAACAGGACTATCTCAAGTAGTAACTTGGGCAGTAACTCAAAAAGCAATTACTGCTCCACCTGGTATTAAAGAATATAGACAAACTTTATTAGATAAATATAAAGATAGTTTAGATGATGCAGCTACAATTGCAAAGATAGATGCAGAACTTGTAAAGTATGATGCACAGTGGCTAAAAGGTGATGATAGTGAAAACTTTTTAATTGGAAAAAAACCTCGTACAATGGTAAGAAAGAAATTATTTCTTATGCACGGAGCTGAGACTGGATTAGATAATAATTCAGTAAAAGTAAAATTAATACAAAATTCTCTAGATGAAGGCTGGGATGTAGAAAACATGCCAGATATGATTAATTCACTTAGAGCTGGATCATTTAATCGTGGTGCTCAAACTGCATTAGGTGGAGTATCAGTAAAATGGTTACTTAGAGCATCTTCCAATATGAATGTTACTGAAGATGATTGTGGCACTAATATTGGTAAAACATTAAATGTCACTAATGAAACTATAAAAGATCTAGTAGGCTTTAAAGTAATTATAGACAATAATCAATATAAAGTAGAAACTATTGATGATGCTGGTATATATCTAGGTAAGACTTTAATGGTAAGATCTCCTATGTATTGTAAATTACCATTTACTGATTATTGTAAAAGTTGTGTTGGCGACAGACTATCTTTAAACAAAGATGGTCTCAGTATTGCCGTCTCCGAATACGGTTCTAAATTCTTGTACCTTTTCATGAAGCGCATGCATGGCCAGGCGTTAACATTAGCTAAAATGAACTATAAGACCGCGATTAATTGATAATTTATTTCCATTTTATATATAATGGTATGGATACACTACCTACATATTATTAAGAATAAAATGGAAATATTAATACCTCAACCATCTAAAGAATATGAAAATTATTATATTATACCAGATTTTTCATATGCTGTTATAAAGACAGACGGATCATTAAAAAGCTCAAGAACTGGTAAAAAAGTATCTACTTTTTTACATCCTTGTGGTTATATAAAATTATCAGTATGGTCTGGTGATAAAATAATAAATGGTTTTTTACACCGTCTTCTAGCTAGAACATTTATTGGAAGACCAAATAGACACTTAGATAAAGATTATTCTTTATTAGAAGTAAACCATATTGACTGTAATAAAACTAATAACGATTTATCTAATCTTGAATGGGTAACGCCTAAAGAGAATATACATCATGCATTGGCTAATGGCATGATGAAAGGTAACAATGTTCTGTTAAAGCACTTATTAAACGGAAGTATAGGCGTAATACCTTCTGTTATTGAATGCTCTAAACTTTTAAATATTAGTCTAACACGTTTATCTAGACATCTTAAATCACCAAGAGCAGGTACTATTACAAAAAACTGGTTTGTATTTAAATATGATGATGGTAAAGAATGGCCAGTTTTAAATGAAAAACAAATTCAAAAAAATAGTTGGGATGTAATGTATGGTATCTGGTATGCTAAAGATTTAACAAATAATAAAGTGTATATAAATAATACATTAGAAGGTTTATGTAATGTATTACAATTAAATTATAACACAGTGCAAAGAATAAGAGCAAAAGAAAATACTCATATTGATAATTTTCTTATTTGGTATGACGATGCACCGAAAGAAGATGTCATAAAAAGTCTTCCAGATAGGAAGACTGCAGTAGAGATACGTAAACCAATGCCAGTTAAATTTACTTCTACAATAGATAATAATATATTAGAATTTGATAGCATGGTAAAAGCAGCTAAACATTTTAATGTAGGCTCTAAATGTATTGCTTATGCAATAAATAAAAAAGATGGTAAGTTTAAAGACTACATTGTAGAAAATGTATAATGCATGGCCAGGCGTTAACATTAGCTAAAATGAACTATAAGACAGCAATTAATTAAAATATTCACCAATATTCTGTAGAAACCCAATTCTTTAAAGGAAATATTTAAAATGGCAAATGAAAAAGTATCTGATGTAGAAGTAAAAGAAACATCTGCAACAAATATAAAACCAGGCACACCAGTAGTAAGTACTGCATCTAAAGTAGGCTCTGCACCTACTGTACAAGAAGTGCAAAAAGCAGTAGAAGTAAAATCACAAGTAAATTACGGCTTTAGTGCATCTAAAGAGCTAATTGGTTTATTTGATAGAGTAAAGAATACAAAAAATGATATTCTTATTAATGCTATTGAAAGTATTAAAGACTACATGGTCAAAATGGCCCCAGGCTGCATTGTAACAGAAAAAGAAGGGGCACAGTACCAGGTAGTTTTATTTAGAGCTATACGCACTATTATAGAGTACAGTGGTAATGATTTCCAATTAGGCTTTGTGACACTGCTGCGTATGTTTGATGAAAACTCTAAAGGAGTATTTCATGAAATGTATGTATTTAGATTTACAGACATTATATCACTGAGTTATGATGACAGACGTGCATTTGAGAGAATCATTAATTTGATTAAGATAGCAGCTCCAGTGCAAGGTAGACGTGAAGCTATTAAACAAGTAAATATGTTGCGTACTATGCAATATTCATTTACTGATAATGGTAGAAATAACATTTCACATTTCTTTGATAGATAAACTACAATAATAGTACACTATAAGTCTAATTACTTATAGTGTACTATTATGACGTATTTATTTTTGATAATATATTACAATCATGAATAAATATTTTTTAACCTAAAGGAAAATAGATGGAAAACTTTTGCAAAGTAGGACCTGTATTTGCTATTAATGAACACGCTGTTATTACTAAAGAGCAAGTAATAAAGAATGTAAGAATCGATCATGTAAGATATACTTATTATAATTCATCTTTAAATTTACCATGTCTAACTAGACATATCACAACAGTAGATGCATTTGTAGATCATCCATCAAATACAATAAATTATCATTTTGTTAATGATGAGAGATATAAAAATATTCCAACTGATCGATTTGTTAAACTCATTAGAGATTATACTTATCCTATAGTTATTGATTCAAGAAATACTTTTATCACATTGAAGAAAAATACTAGAATTATTTTAGTACAGAGAAAAAGCTCTGATATGCATGCTAGATTAGGTATAAAGAAATATAAATCAAATGAGGATTATTTATGGTAAACGGTGAGAAAGTAATTAGGATAGGAAAAGACAGAGTGCGCACCAGAGTAGAGGTATATGCACTAGACTACTATGGTGGTATGCTCGCTGCACTAGGAGGGCCTAATGGGTATCTAGAGCTACCTGCTGGTGCAGTAGATAATGGTGAGGATTTAATAGATGCTGCAAAAAGAGAGACTGCTGAAGAGGCAGGATGGGTAGTATTTGATTGTAAGGAACTCAAAACTCAATCAAAGTTTGATTATGCAGATTGTGAAAATGGATGGTTAAACAAAAATGGTTTTACTATAGAGGTATATAAAGCTGTAGTATGCACTATAGACAAGTATATGCCAGATACTAGATTTAATAGTGAGGGTGATGCTAGGATTTATAAGATAGTGCCTATTCACATTGTAGAAGAAGAAACACATAGGAATCTAAATACTACTACTGATACTAGAGCAAAAGCATTATGTGAATTTAGATTAGAGGTTTTAAAGCAATTAAAATTATTTGCTTTAGAAGGACTAGTAGGACCTAAATGGAATAAGTGGTAAAAAATACTATTCTAGATTTTTTCAGTCACATATACTTCAGGTGAATCGATGCAGTGGTTGCATTGATACAAACAACTTTGGAGTATTAAATGGGTACGAAAGAACTAATGAAACTGGCCCTGATAAGGGTCAGTGACACATGTTTCGAGATGGTAGCCCCGATGGGCTACTTGTGGTGGACGGGCACACGCACCATTGGTTGCGTGGCTGACATCCATAGTTTTAGGAGTTTGCTGGAAACAGCAAACCAGCGGGGCTTCTTAGTGTCTAACGTCGGTTAGACACATATAAAAAATAAACCATTGTGGGCTCTTATTTTTTTTTGTTTTAAAGGAAATTTATGACTATTATTCATTAGGGTGTACAGACGATAAAATTAAATCATTGCAAAGAATTCTAAATGAAACATTTGATTTAGAATTAACTATTGACGGAAATATTGGTAAGGTAACTCAATCTGCTATAGAGAGATTTCAGCGTAGGCACAATCTAGATGAAAAAGATGATAAAGGATATTGCTACGGTGTAGCAATGCAGTCATTAGTAGCACCATTAATTAGATCTAGATTCTTAGAAGAAGTAGATTATGTAAATGCAGCAGCTCAATTAGGAGTAGAGATAGCAGCAGTAAAAGCAATTGCAAAAACAGAGTCTAAAGAATATGGATTTTTAGATAATGGCTTTCCAGTAATACTCTTTGAAAGACATCATTTTTATAGATATATGGTAAATAAAGATAGTGTGGTTAAAGCTAATGAAATAATGGAAGATTACCCACATATCTGTAATCCTAAACCAGGTGGTTATTTAGGTAAGAAAGCAGAAATAGATAGATTTAAAAAAGCATCTAGTATTGATTTAACATATGCAATATTAAGCACCTCCTGGGGAATGTTTCAGCTCATGGGATCTAACTATTCAATATGTGGATATCCTACACCTGAATTATTTGTAGCTGCTATGAAACAAAGTGAAAAAAATCACTTAAAAGCGTTTGTGTACTTTATAAAAAGCAATCGGTCTTTAAAAGAAGCTTTAGATAATAAAGATTGGAAAAATGTAGCTCGTCTATATAACGGACCTAATTATGCAATTAATCAGTATGATGTTAAGTTAAAAGAAAACTATGATAAATTTAGATTATAATTATATACAGCGATATATAACTACTATAGACTGAACAAACACAAACTACTATGAACATCATACATTCTAAATTAATTAGTATTATATATAATACTTTGTTAGGTATTGAAGTCATTAAACCGATTGATTTAATCAGCATAGATGATGGTTTTTGTTACAATGAACCAATTAGTAAATTAATTGATTCTATATCAGATAACTTAGGTATACTACTGCCTAAGTTGTTCATTATTAAAAATAATGAACCTTTTGGAGATATGCAGTTTAATATTAATGTTGATACTGTTTTACCACATATAAACATTGTGTGTATTGCAGGAAGCAATTACATCAAAGATATAGAAATAGCCATTAACGACTCTGATATGGTACTACATTTAGGAGAAGGTCAATGGTCTTATTTAATAAATGTTTTTAATGAATCATCTTCATTAAAAATAAATAACATTATAACTCAATTATGCGCATTATATCCCAGTGATGTAAAATTATCAATTATGCGTAAAATAGTGAAATATAGAAACGAATGTGAAAACAAAAATAAATTAAAATATGGAATGCTTAGATACAACGAAATATGAGGGTAAATATTGGATTCAATGATATATAAGGCATAATACCTACTCCATTGTTAGGAGTAGGTATTATGCTGTAAAATACAATTCTATTTAATTTAAAAGCATCTATATGTCTCCATATAGAACAGACCATATCATCACCCTTAAAATAAAACTAATATTTTAAGGGTGTCTCCAATTTCCCTAGCTACGCTCTGGCCGTTGAACCTTACCCATGCTCTTAAGTAAGAGTTTAGGGTCTTGGCTGCTGATTGTCTATATCTAATATTTTTTTACTGTCATAGTCTACTTTCGTGACTATTGTAGTATATTAGCCTAGCAAGAGTTTCCAGCAATTAAAGAGATTATCTTCTGTATTATTACTAATACAGGACGCTTGTGCAAACATTATTCTTGTAAAAAAGCATCTAAGACTTCATCGAGTTGTGGGAGTCCAAATAAACAAGTAGCTATTTCTGTAGCGTTTGTAAATCCTGAACTCATGTTAATACCAGACATTCTTACTAGTCTGTCTGATACTCCTTCGACGCTTATAATTTCTTTCTTTGTTGTTTCTTTACTAATGTTTAATGCTGCACCCCCATTGGGGTCTTTCATGTTAAATACAATTTGCTAAATCGTATTATGCTTTTTAGAAAGATAACGAGCCACTAACATCAAGGTCGTGTACATGACACCTTATATTGGTCTTCAGAGATGGATCTTCTTCTATAGCACATATACCAGTTTCAGCCACTAAATGGCTTGGTAAGGCGACGCTTTTTGTCCACTTAGGTCGTTAATCTAAGCCGGTGTGCAAAAACACCTGCCAATACTTTCATATTGGAACTGACTATATCACCATCCTATTGTAATAATGGGATGAATACTATTTCCGCCAGACTTCTAGCGTACTCCTCGTAAGGATAGTCGATGAACGTTCTCCATTTGACAGGAGCTTCGCTGCTGATTGCCCAATCCAAATCGTTTTCAAACCATGACGTATTAATTTTCATTATCCGCTTTGGTGATCTGGCTCTAAAGGGGGTTCCAGCAATTAAGTATTTTTTCACCTATAAATTACTTTATAGGGGGACCTAAATTGTCGGTTAACTTATAAAAAGTAAATTTTATACCATTTATTTTTTTGTTGCTTAGACAATACCTTTTAATGACAGAAGTAGATACATTGAAAGCTTTTGAAGTCTTAACTATATTTTCAAAGAATTTTATTTCTTTACCATTTTCATCTATTAACAAAACACCACGTCTATGATAAGAAGAATTTTCTTTATACATACGAAGATGTTTTTCATTATGATTTGGCCAAAGAATACCTCGTTCAAAAAATCTAAAATTAAAACCAGAAATAGCAATTATATCTAAATTTCTGCATTGGTCTAGAATAAGAGTTGTGTTAACTTGTGTGTTTTCGCTTGCGGTACCCGCATTAGAAAATATAGTTTTCAAACCAGTAAAAATGTTTCTAGCTATTATTGATTTTACGATCACATTTTTTCTATGGACATTTATTTCTGGCCATTCACTACCGTCATCTTCTTTGAAGACAAGACTATCACAATAACTAATTCCTTTATTTTTTAATCTATACCTAACCATGCCTTCAGATACATTTAACGATCTAGTACATGTAGCTATTGAATTAAAACTAAGTATTTCATTAGTATCGAGTTTTTTACACAAAATTTTAACACAGTTGTTCTTTATTAAACCGGTATCGTAAGCATGTTGGTTATTTTAAGTTACCCATTCTAGATTATCTAGAATATCGTTTCCAGGATTTCCGTCTTTATGATTAACTACGAAGTCGGAGAATATACCTGGACAATCTTTAAAAACTAAGCATAAAGCTCTATGTCTAGAAATATCAGATGGTTGATTTAAATCGTTTGTCGCGCTACAAACAAAATAACCACCTTTAATGTTTTTTTGATCTCGTCCTTTTGTTATGTGCCATTTTTTAAATGTATTCTTCTTGTAGCTATAAATATCACCATTTATATTTATCACGTAATCGGTATAAAATGGAATATAGAAAAAACCTTTTAAATCTAAACTTTCTATAGGTTCTTTAAATTTATAAGACAAGTTAGATAGATTAGTGTTTAAACTATTTCCATCTTTGAAAATGATACTTATCTTATCAAATTTACTAGCTGGTATTTTAATATTAAAAAACGATATAACTAAAATAAGAGGTAACTCATATTTTTTTAGGCCATCAATCCAATCTATTTCAACATATGCTTTATTATCTTCAGTAATTATAGGAACTTCGTTATTATCTGAATTTACCAAATTTCCAAAAGTATCAATAAAATATTCATTAAATGAAAATGGTATTTTTACTATTTTATTATTTAACATGACTGTACTATGTTAGTTGCACACATAGTATATGACTTTGTTTGATCCAGTCCGATAGGGGTACTGTAGTAGAATCCATCTCAGTAGCCATCTCATTAGAAGTACTACCTATTACTTTATCATTTTCTAAACAGAAATAATGTAATGCATCTGCTAGTCTTTTAGGTTGAGAATTAAAATTATTAAAGTCACTCGATCCTGAGAACATTGGAAGAGATACACTTAAGTCATTTGTTTTC